TCAGCATCTGTTTATTCGCAATTTTATGGCGTTCAATCTAAATTTAAATTAAATAATTAATCAACTCAGGGGTGCGACTGACCAACGCACATTTAACCACTTAAAAATAACTAATTATGAAAATCAATAAATGGAAAACAATTAAATGTGATATTGATTCAACAACAATTGTAAGAGAAATCAATTCATCAATGAATAAAAAAAATTACAAACATATAAATCGTTACTGCCGAAAAAATAATTATCGTAGAAAATGCGGACACGATTTTGATTGTTGTGGTTGTCTAAATTCAGTTAATACTTGGTTTGATTATTCAAACAATAAGGTATCTATTTTTATGAAATTAAATTATAATTATTAATTAATAAAACTATGTTATACGCATCAACTCAAAACAAAGCCATTGCATTGGCTAAAAAAGAAATAAAAAAACAAATGAATGTTTCACGCATCTCTGAACATTTAATCAAATACACAACTTGCAATTGTGGTTGTGGTGAATCACTTGCCATTGAATTGGTGACATTCATCAATAAGGACACCCAGTTCACACGAGTTGGTATTTGTCAATACTGCTCAAAATAAATTTGTCTAATTAATTTAAAATTTTAATATTTGTAAGAATGAAAAATATCTATTTAGCTTTATTCATCGCATCAATATCAATTCATTTTGAATTCAAATATGGTGCAACTATGATGGCATTCAGCATTTTTTTAATCATTACACAAACACTTTTATACATATATGGAAAACATCAAAAGACCGGGAAGACCAATCGTCAAGCCCAAAAGAAAAATGACATCATTCGCAATCAATCAAGACAGTATTGGAAAAATGCAATTGCTACAGATAAAACGCAATGGTGAATCACTCAATGACCTATTTAACGAAGCAATTATCAATCTTTTAAAACAAGAAAACATATGAGAAGGGAATATAAACTGGAACAATTCGCCATTGAGATTCTTGAAAGTCAATGGTCAATGGGAGAAAAGGATGCAATGGATTTGATTGTCAAGGCAGAAGAACTTGAATTGTTTGACCTTGCAGATGATTTCAGACAATTGTTGGCTGAAGAAGACCCAAAAGATGACCTTAAGCACGATTTATACAACGCACTTAACCCATACAACCTTTAATTATAAAACTATGTTACAAATCTATTTAAACCGATTGAATAAAATCAATCAATTGAGGCAAATTGCCATCCAAGAACACAACCATTTCAAGAAATTTCAAGCCGATTTTCTTATTCAATCAATCACCTTTAAAATCTCAAATCTGTACAATGAAAAATCTTATTAAGGCAGTATTATCCGTGATGGATGAGGTCAAAGGAATTGACAAAACAATGAATGTCGGGACTGGTTCATCATCCTATAAAGGAGTAAGCGACAAAGAGGTCAAGAAAATCATTGGACAGTCAATGAAAAAGAATGGATTGGTGATATTTCCAATTGCCATTGAACCGAAAACAACCATTGAGAGATGGGAAGAATCAGGACAGTACGGTAATAAGACCAAGCAGTCAGTTTTCACAGAAGTTCAAACATCATATTTGTTGTGCCACGAATCGGGTGAAACAATTCAGTTGTCAGGCTATGGACACGGAACAGATTCGCAAGATAAGGCATCAGGCAAAGCATTGACATATGCATTGAAATACACTCTTCTTTACACATTTCTTGTTCCAACTGGCACAATTGATGATGCTGACAATACTCATTCAAATGACATCAAAATTCCAAGCAAACCAAATTTGACACAGGCAATTTTTGATAAGATGTATGATGCAGTTCAACAAGGCAAAAAGGATGAAGTCAAAAAAGCATTGGACAAATACACAATTTCACCTATTTTTCAATCACAATTAAACCAACTTTTAAAATGAGTTTTGAAGAAAAATTTGACCCACGCAGGGCAGGAAAAATAACAGGGTCACAAGTTCATTTATTGTTTCCAAAAAGAGAAAACAAAGCAAGTCAATTGACATATGCAAAACATCTTGCAAATGAATTGTATTTTGGTGAAATTAAATCACCTGAAACTTGGCAAATGGCACACGGCAATGATGGTGAACGATTGGCACATAATTATTTCACAGAATTTTTTGATTTTAATGTACAAGAAAAACCTGCATTCTTTGAAAAAGGTATTTTTGGTGGAACACCTGATGCCATTTCAACAACTTATGGGATTGATTACAAATGCCCAACATCACTTGAAAAATGGCTTGATTATTTACACGATGGAATAAGTCATCAACAATATCATCAATGTCAAATGTATATGTGGCTGACTGAGTTAAAACATTGGAAGATATGTGCATTTTTGGTTGAGACAACATATATGGAAAATGACAATAAATCCTATGACATACCATATGACAAACGAATGATTTTGATAAATGTTGAATTTGATGAAAATTGGGCAAATGAATTGGAAGAAAAGGCAAAATTCATCATTGAACAAAGAGACATCTATTTTGAAAACCTTAAAAATCAATTCAAATGAGAGGAGTCAAAGACACAAGCAAATATGCTGAAAGGTTGAAGTTTGCACAAGACCATAAAGAGGCAGAACAAGAACAACTTGATGCTTGGAAAAATTACAACTGGCAAAGGACACGGTTAAATCTTGACAACCCAACACAAGAAGATTATCAAATCATAGCACAAGCACTTTCAGATTGGGATTTAAAAACAAAAAAGTGTGATGAAGCAAAAAACAATTTAAACCAATATAAAAATTTAAACTATTATGGAGAACAAAATGTATTCATTTAGTATCTGTGTTGACAACATACCTGATACGCACAAAGCCATTGGAAAAGATGGGAAAATTTATCTTAACAACTTAATTCTTGCCAATAAAAAAGAGGTTGACAAGTTTGGCAAAGATGTGACAATTTTCGCATCACAGACAAAAGAAGACCGTGAAGCAAACAAGCCAAAAAGTTATTGTGGAAGTGGTAAAACAATCAAGTGATGAAAATATACATAAACACTTTCATTCAATTTCTTTTAAAGAAATACGAATTGAACCTTGAAACCGAAATGGAAGAATTCAAACAACTACACAGGTACGAATTTCTGAACCAAAAGGAAAAAGTTGAATATGTTTTGAACCACATTTCAGAAGTCTCAAATGTTGACCCATTATTAATCAAATCAAGAAGTCGCATTCGTGAAATTGTTGAATGGAGACATATTGCCCGGTACATCTGCCATAAAAATGAATATGGCACATTGCGATTCATTGGGTTGGAATTAGGTGGACACGACCATTCAACTGTCATCCATTCGATTAATGTGGTTGAAGATATGTTGAAAATCAACGATAAAACATATTTGGAAAAAATAAATTCAGTTAAACACTTACTTGATGAAAAAAACACTAAGCATATCCATTAATAAGTTGGTGAAATTGATTGATGAAAACAAACCTTGCATTTCCTGTGGCTCATATGAGCCATTGGAGGCAGGGCATTTTAAATCAGTTGGTGCGTTCATTAATATGCAATGGTATATTCACAACATACACGGTCAATGTCACTATTGCAACCAACATTTATCAGGCAATCAAAAGGCATACAGAATCGGTTTGGAACGCAGGTACGGAACAGATTATGTTGAGATGATAGAATCATTCAATGCAAACAATAAAGTTCTTAAATTGACCCAAAAACAAATATCTGAAATGACCAAAAAAATCAATCTTTGGAAAAAAACAATCAAACAAGATGGCAGATTTAAAGATTTATCTGCAACTGATGAAAGACATAAAAATTTAAGAATTATGATTGACAACTGTTTTAAAAACGAGGGCTATTACAAATGACATTTAAAGAATTAGAAACCCAAATCATTGATTGGGCAACCCAAAGAGGATTGGACAAACTTGAATTTCACGAAAAACAATATTTGAAATTCTTGGAAGAAGTCGGTGAGACTTGCAGAGCAATTATAAAGGATGACAAACCTGCAATCATTGATGGCTTTGGAGACATCGCAGTCACAATGATAATTTTAAACCTACAAATTAGGTCAATAAGTGAATTCAAATTTTATGAAGGTCATTCAACCAGTTGGACATTTGGTGATTTGGTCAGAAGGGTTCAACCTGATTTCATCAACCCAATGACAATGGATTGTTTAAACACACTTTGTTATCAACAAGGCTATGAACTTGTAGATTGTTTGAGTTCTGCCTACAATGAAATTAAAAACAGGCAAGGCAAATTGGTCAATGAAACATTTATCAAAAATTAAATTATCAAAAAATGCAAAAAGAAGAAGTTTTGACAAAACAAACAGCAGTAGAATGGCTTGAAAATCAATTAAAATTAAGAGCAAATGATTGGATAGAAGTTAATTTGGCTATAGAACAAGCCAAAGAAATGGAGAAGGAGCAGATTATGAAAACTGCAAGACAATGCCATTTTGAAGGCGTAAGGCAATCTGCAAAAACAAGTCAAGAATATATTGATTATTCAGAACAATACTACAACGAAACATACGGAGGTAAAAATGAACAAGATTAAAATCACAATTGAAGCCTATGGAATTAAACATTCAGTTGAATTGGATGATGATGCAACAAGCCACGAAATTATGCGTATACTGGTTCAAATGATGCGTTCAATGACTTATTCAGACAAATCAATTTTGGAATCATTGGAAAATGAAATTGAAAAGTTGGGAGGTTCAGATGATAACTAACTTTGAAAACATAACAGAAGAATTGACAGAAGATGAAATGCATTTTCTTCCATCAATGATTGCAGGTTTCAAACTGCGTACAATTAACAATCCAATTACAGGTAAAGAAATATGTAAGTCAATCAAAGAAAACACTGGCATCAAATTAACTGAACCAAGATTGCGTAAATTTGTCAATCATATCAGGTCAAATTCAATTCTGCCATTGATTGCAACAAGTCGTGGGTATTACTGCTCATATGATGTCAATGAAATCAAAGAACAGATTCATTCATTAGACCAAAGAGCCAATGCAATCCACCAAGCCAAGAAAGGATTGTTGAAATTTCTTGAAATCAACTGATAAATTATTGTTTAAATTTGTAATGGTTTCGCAACCAAATGATGAAAAATAAGAAAATAAAATACTGCCAACTGATTGGGAATTGGGTCTTCATCAACCCTTGCGAAATTCTTGATTGGTTGGCTTTCATATTTTATGGCTACAGGTAAAAAAAGTTTTGTGTTGTATTCAGACTTGATACACACAATTGAAAAAATGCCATCTGACAAAGCAGGTGATTTATTCAAGCATATTTTGAGATATGTCAATGACCAAAATCCAATTACTGATGACTTAATTATTGAACTTACATTTGAACCAATTAAACAACAATTGAAAAGAGATTTGGAAAAATGGAACAATGAAATTAAACCAAAAAGGTCAGAATCAGGAAGATTGGGAGGCATCAAAAGTGGTGAAGCAAGGCGAAGCAAAATGAAGCAAAATGAAGCAAATGCTTCAAATGTGAAGCAAACTGAAGCAAACGAAGGTGTTAATGTTAATGTTAATGTAAATGATATAATATATACATTTGATGACTTTTGGAATTTATATGGTAAAAAAGTTGATACAAAAAAGTGCAAAGACAAGTTTGAAAAATTAAGTGATAAAGAATTGGAACAAATCAAATCAACATTACCTGACTATATTGCAAGTACACCTGATGTTCAATTTAGAAAAAACCCATTGACATATTTGAATGGAAAGTGTTGGATGGATGAGATTAAAAAAGAAATAAAACTTGATTGGAAGGGAGACCCAATATTATGAAAAATTTATTAGTATCGTTTTCAGGTGGTGAAACATCTGCATTTATGGCTCAATGGTTAAATAATCATTACAAAGAATTTGGATATGAAAATATAGTTTTTGTATTTGCAAATACAGGATTGGAAAATGAACAAACACTTGAATTTGTTGAAAAATGTGACAAACATTTTAATTTAAAAATTCAATGGATTGAGGCAGATATTATTCACAAATACAGAAAAGGAACAAATTTTTATAAAACTGATTTTATAAATGCAAGTAGAAATGGAGAACCATTTGAAGAATTTATAAAAAAATACGGGATACCAAATCAGTCAAATCCACAATGTACAAAAGAATTAAAAGGTATACCAATTAGTAAATTTGGTAAACAATGGTTTAATTGTGAAAAATATAATACTGCTATTGGCATAAGAATGGATGAAGCGGATAGAATAAATCCAAAATCAAGGGAAAATGGATATATCTATCCTTTAATTAATAATAAAATGATACCAAGCAATAAACCAATGATTAATTTATATTGGAAAAAAATGCCATTCAGATTGGAATTAAAAGGATATCAAGGTAATTGTCAAACTTGTTGGAAAAAATCATATAATAAGTTGAATCAAATAGCAAAAGAAAATCCATCTGCTTTTGATTTTATGATTAGAATGGAAAAGGAATATGGTAATTTTTTCCCACAACAAAGAATTCAAAAATTTATTAATGAAGGCAAAGAAATACCTAAAAATATAACATTTTTTAGAGATAATAAATCAGGAATTGATATACTTGAAAATTCAAAAAAATTCAATGGTAAAATAATAAATGATGCTGATGTTTATACTTGGCAATTGGATTTGCTTGGTGGTGATAGTTGTGAAATTTGGTCTGAATGCTCAAATGATTAAAATATGAAAATAGTTGAAGTAAATACAATAATGGATAACATATTCCATTTGCATAAGAATGGACAATATCCCGGTATCAAAACAGGTTGGTTGTCATTAGATGAATTTTATTCAGTCAGAAGGGGAAACACAACCATCATCACAGGTTATCCAACATCAGGTAAAACTACATTTTATTTAAATCTGCTTGTAAACCTAACTTTAAATTATAATTGGAGACATTGCATATATTCACCTGAAACAGGAACGGCATCAGAAATATATGCCGAATTAATTTTTATGATAACAGGAAAGTCATTTAATAAAACTTATGCTAATTACATAACAGAAAAAGAATTGTATAATATATTGCCAATGGTTCAAGATTTCTTTAAGGTTATTGAACCTGAAGATAAAGACAATACACTTGATAATTTCTATTCAGAGGTTGATTATGCAGTCAAGACTTTCAACATCAATACATTTGGAATAGACAACTGGAATGATATTGAACATAATATGCTATCAAAGGGCAGTATTTCAGAATATTTAAAACACGAATTGCCACGATTTAACAGATTTGCAAAGTCAAGGGATGTTCACGGATTTAATTTGGTTCATCCACGCAATCCCGACCCAATCAAACAAGGTGAGCAATTGCAACCACCAAGACCTGACCAAATAGAAGGTGGTTCACTTTGGTATGCAAAAGCCCAATCATTGATTGTTGTGCATCGCAACTGGGATGACCCATCAAATTTCAATACCTTGATAAAAGTTGAAAAAGCCAAACCAAAGATTGTCGGCAAAAAAGGTTCATCCATTTTAACTTATTATGGGGCATTTGGAACATTCAAAGACAATGAAAAATTATATAAACATTTAGAAGAAAAACCATTTTAATGACACCACAAGAACTTATTGAACAAGCAGAAAGGCAATCCAAATTTGATTTGGTATTGGAAGCAATGGAAGAAATTCAATTGAACCAAAAGAACAAAAAAGTTGACCGTGTTAATGCCATATTCATCCTTGAATCAATTTTGAATGAATGGGAAGAGCAAATACCCACAATAACAAATGATGCTCGCAAATCAAAGTTAAAAGAGAAATTGAGGCAATTATATTACATACACGATACTTGGAGTGAAATATTAACGGCAGAGGTTTATGCAAGACAAAAGTCAAAACTGCTTGAAAACAAATGCAACAAGTTAGAAAAGGAAAACTATGAATTGAAATTGTTGGTTGATAAGTTGTCAAAACAAATTGAATTTAACGAATAACAAATATTTATATTTGAAAGTGGATGTTCGTGAACAGATAATTAAGAAAATCACAACTGATGCAAATTTTTTAACGATTTGTAAGAAGGTCAACCCATCTAATTTTCAAGACATTTATCAGGAAGGTTGTATTCACATTTTGGAAACTGACATATCAAAATTGCCAACCATTGAAACATTGAATTTCTATTGGTACAGATTGATTTTTCAAATGTCATCCAAGACTGGGCAGTTTAGAAAAAAGTATGTTCAAACACAAGAATTGACGCAAAAACATTTGTTGGATAAACACCAACCAAATAATGAACACACGAATGAAATAAAGATAAGAGAGGCAGAGAAATGGATGTTGTCATTGAGTGAATTTGAAAATCGTGTTGTGCGTTTATATATTGAATATGGTGATATGAAGAAAGTTCAAAGAGCAACAGGAATCAGTTATTCAGCATTGCGTTCAGTAAAAGAAAAAATAAAAAATAAGAAATGAAAATATTGGTTGTTGTTCCATCTTATCCACGAATTAGTGGTGTTGATTATCACCGATTAGTTGTGCCACACAATTACATTGCAAAGAATTTTGAATGCACAATTGATATGGTCACAGAAATTGACTCATCAAAAGAAGAATTTTTAAAAGAATATGATTTGATTGTTGCCAATAGATTCATTTCAAAGACATTGAACACAGAACAATTGATTTCAAAATTAAAAGATACAAATGTGCCATATGTTTTGGATTTAGATGATGACTATCAATTGCCATCAAGTCATATTTTGTATGAGCAAACCAAGAAAAAGCATCCATATCACATCAAATTGGGTGGATATCACGCAACTGCCATCACCTGTACACATTCAGAAATGAAAAAAATGATTCATTCAGAATTACTAAATGAAAACGCATATGTCATTCCAAATGGAATTAATCCAAATGAACAATTTGAAGTCAAACAATTTGGATTTGATATGCCCACATTTGGGTGGAGTGGTTCAATTACGCATTTTGATGACTTAATGTTGACCGTTGATTCATTGTATTCATTGTATAAATCAGATTATAAAAACAAGATGCGAATGGTTCATGGTGGATACGATGGAAACAATGAAACAAGTAAAGCAATGGCAGGTATTTTAAGTGCAAAAGGAACGGCATTGCCTGACCATTTCTTTCTTTTTCCTGCAACTGATGTTTACAACTATGCTAATTTTTATGACAGAATCAATATTGCATTAATACCTTTGAGGGACAACCGATTCAATTCAATGAAATCCAATCTTAAATTGCTTGAAGCAGGATTCAAAAAGAAGGCAGCAATCGTTTCAGGTGTTCAACCTTATACACCATTGTTGAATGATGGTGTGAATTGCTTAATTGCACATACAAAAAAGGACTGGTACAAGCATATGACTTATTTGATTGATAATCCACACAGGATTGAAGAATTGGCAGAACAATTGCACAATGATGTTCAGCAATTTCACATTAAAGAGGTTGCAACAAAACGATTTGAAGTTTATAAAAAAATAGTAAAATGATATTAGGAATTGCATTTTTGTGGGTGAGTTTTTTTTCACTCAATCAGATACCAAGTTGGTTGGATTTTAAGCCATTTAATTGTGTGGTGTGTTTATCTTTTTGGACTTGTATGATTGCATACATCA